CTTCGTTGACGCTCTGGCCGACCTTGAAAGCACCGAAGGCCAGCGCACCGATGCCGAGCCCCTTCATCAGCCCCATTCCGCCGCCGAGGGCACCACCTCGGCCGGCTCCAGCCATCGCGCCGTGCAGTCCAGCGTTGCCGATGTTGCCGACGCCACCACCGAAACCACCGGTGAGGCTCGTGAGAATGTTGTAGAGGCCGGGCGCGTAGAAGTGCCGGTTGCGCGCGCGGCGCCCCCCACTGCCACGACCTGGCCCATGACCCGGGCCACCGCCACCACCACCTGGAGAACCGCCACCGCCACCATGCCCATGTGGCGGCAGAACTGGAGGAGGGTGCCCGCCCGGTACCGGCGGCGCCCCCATGCCGGCGCCGGGATTCATTCCAGTGCGCCGCTGGAACTCGCGGACCATCTGCTCCGCTTTCTTCAGGTCGCGCTCAAGTGCCTTCAGGTCGATCGGCGACCACTTGATCCGGTTGGCCTTCTCGACAGCCTTGGCGATCGACTCCACCGCCTTCTTGGCGTCGCCACCATCGGCAGAAATATCGATCTCAATACCGCTCACAGCAGCACCTCTTCCCAGTCACCGGATTCCATGGCGGCCTTGACCTTTTCGAGGTCGAAGTCATCGTCCTCGACGTCATCGCCCTTGCCGTCGGCGTAGTGATTGGCCCAGTAGTCAGTCACGATATCTTCGAGCGAAGCATCAAGGTATCGAGGGTCCGTCGGTGGCAGGTTGTACCGCCGGCGGAACCACAGCTCATAGCTCTGCGCCAGGCTCTTCCCGTCCGCCTTGCACTCCCGGTGCAGGTTCTTTGCGAAAAGATCCCTCCTGTTCGCGGAGCGCCAGGAATACCTTGGTCAGCTTTTCCTCATCAGCGTCAGGGTCGAGTACTTCGAGAGAGAATCCGGCCGGTGCTGACACCAGCAAGTGGTTGATGGTGCAGAACGCCAGCGCTCCGATGTCCGCAGTGTTGCCCTCGGCATCGTAGTTGGCGCTCGTCAACGCTGCGTATGCGCCGCGAATTCCGAACTTGTCACGCATCGTTCGACGCGCGAACACAAACCGGCCGATGCCATCAACATCGACCACCAGATCAGACTTGCTCGCTTGCCGCGCCATACAATTCCTCCGCAGTAAAGAAGGGCCGCTTTTGCGGCCCCTGTTGTAGTTCGATCAGGGCTGTGAGAGTTAGATCCCGACGCCTATGCCGCTCACATCCAGTGCCAGGAAAGTGGCCGACTGCATCACGATGGTGTGCTTGGAGACCTCTAGGTCGCCCGATGCATAGCTGCAGCCGCTGTATTTTCGCAGCAGCGAGCCGTCATCCTTGTCGAACACTTCGATGTCAAACACAAGACCCTGCAGCGCGCCGTCGCCGTTCTCGACCGCGATATTCTGATCGAGTAGGTTCTTACGGTAGAGCACCATGTTGGACACGTTGAGATTGTGTCGCGCCATGGTTGGCACGTTCTCGATGACATGGATGTCGCCGATGCCTGATGCCGGCTCAGGTGAATAGTCGTCGTTCATTCGCACCGACTGCACCAACCCAACCTGCTTGCCGTCAAAGCTGACGACAATGCGATTGCCGGTCCGAGTCTGAATGTTTCGCGCTGCCACTGTCAGTCACCTCACGCCGCAGCAGAGCCGCTGAACAGCGCTGCAAAGATTGAGATCGGGATGTAGTTCACCGGCACAACCAGCGACACCTGCACCTGCACGGACAGCACATCGCCGTCGATGCTGACACTGATGTTCTTGTACGGCGGGTTCTCGGCATTGCCGGCGAGCACACCAGGGCCCTGAGGCTCGGCTCGAGCCAACTCGCGGCACCGTGAGTCGACGATGCTGGCGGCCCGGGAGAGCGTCTGCTGATTTGCCTTCTCACCCCGCAGGATGTCCACCGCGTTGCGCAACTCGCGCGACACGAAGTCGGCGGCGGCACCAACGCTCACCTCGACGCGGTTAAAGTTTGCGTTGACGAGCCAGGTGCTGATCGACTTGACCACCTTGAATCCGGCTGGCGTTGACTCGACAGGCAGCACCCCTCCATTGATCAACTGGTCCGTGTCGGTCGGATTGCGCACGATGCGCTCGAGTCCGCGCACCTTGAGCGACTTGTTGGTCATCGCGGTGCCCGGGTTGAGCCCGGAGAACGCACCGGCCAGCATTGCCGCCAGCATGTAAGGAGGCAGCAGCACCAGCTTGCCGTCGGCATCGAAGTCGTTGAAGCCGATGTGCACCAGTGACGTGCGATCGCTGTTCAGCGCTTTCGCTGCCGCGATTGCATCCGCGTCTGGGGTGCTCAGCGCGGTACCGACAAACCCGCGTCGGTAGGACTGCGCCACGTTACTCATGAATGCGCAATGTGCGTCGTTCATGGCGTGAATGGATGCGTCGCTCGTGATCGGGCATACCCACTGCACGTCTACGCCCTGCAGCGTGATGTACGCGTTGCTCCATTCATTGTTCGTGACGGTCCCGTCCACTGCGCCGGACAAGTAGGTGAAGCTCACGTTCACCGGCGGCAAGCCTGCGCCGCTCGCGCGGGTTGCCGTGACGAACCCCTCGCCGACATCATTGAACCAGTCGATCGCGGCCTGCAGGTCTGCCTTGACTGTGTAGTCGGCCGTTCGCACATCGACAGCCGTCACAAAATCCAAACCATTCAGCGACACCTTGCTGCCATTGCCATCTAGCACGGAAGCCGTGAAGCCGGTGACAGCATTGATGCGGTCCACCACCTCAAGCATGGTCTTGTGCACGCTCAGATCGAGCGTCGCAACGGTCGTACCTGACGGGGCCTGCAGCACGATCTGCGTGCCGTTGATGGTCATGACCGCGGACACTTGAGCGCCCACGTAGCGCACGCGGAAGGCGTTGCGCGTGATGTTGTCCTTCGTGAAGAAGTCGTTGCCGAACTGGGTGGTCAGCTTCCTGCCAGCGCTCGATGCAGTTTCAACCTTCAGCTTGAGCTGGTTGGTGTACGCACCGAAGTCAGTGGACAGCAGCGAAATCACGTCTGCGCCGTTCGTGTCCTTGAGGATCAGCGACGCGCGCGTTGCCAGATCGACACGCACCGCAACGACCTGGGACGGTCCGTTGGTCTGCGCCGATGGGTCGAAGGCCTTCAGCACTGCGGTCAGCAACTCTCCGCCGCGCAGCGTTGCTTTCGCATCCGAGGGTGACCCAAAGCGCAGCGCCTTGTTCGGCTCGCCGCCGATCGATTTGCCGATCAGCGCAACGACATTTCCGACTGACAGATTCTGGTTCGCGAGCGCGGAATCATCGATGGTGACGACAGTCGCTGGCGAAACGATCAGTCGTCCATTTGCAAATACAGCCATGTTGGCAACCTCAGACCGGACGGTTTGCGAATGCGACGAATCGGGCGCGGAACGACGGCACGGCATCCTTCACGGTGCCGGCCTTTGCTTCAGACGCCTCAAAGGCGCTGATGAGCTCTACGCGGCGATCGGTCTGCGAGAGCAGCAGGCAAAACTCCTGGAGCGTTGTCGGCTCGCTCTCTTCAGCCTTTGTGAAATCCATGCGGAACTCCTATGACTCAGCTGATACGGTGGTGTTGACGCCGGTGATCTGGCCGACGCGGCCTGCAACGACGACTGGCGCGAGGCAATTGATCGTGGCCATTGCCTGGTAGACAGGCGCGGAGTAGCTCGTGAAATCTTCCATGTCCTGGATCGAGATCCTGATGTCGGTCATCAGCGCCGCATCGAAGACAGGCAGGTTTCCAACGATGATCCGGCGCAGTGCCTTGCGCAGATCGATACGCTCGTCAGGGTTGAGCGACCAACCGACCACGGTGATTTGTGATTGTGCGAGCCAACCTTCTGTCACTTCCCACTGCTCGCCATCCTTCTCGTCGCCGTACAGGTCCTCGCCGAGCGCACGCTCTGTTGGCGTTTCTTGCTGCAGGTGGACGGTGACGACAGGCCAGCGCGTCTCGTCGAATTGGGGCGGAGCGCTGAGCACTGGGACAGCGCCCGTCTCGTGCCTCAGTGCCCCGCGCTCCACCTCAACTTTCATTGCATCTTCGATGCGCTGGCGCACGACGCTGAATGCGTCGACGCTGCGATCGACATACGTTGCCGCGGCAGTGCCCTTGCCGGGCGTGCCCGCGGTCCACTCGGATGCAATCAGGTAGTAGGGCTGGTAGTGATACTCGACGCCGTTGACCACCGACTGAGTATCGACGAATACGATGTTGCGGCGGTCCACTGCACCGGAGTCGATCGCGACATCCGGATCCGGGCCAGAGAACACACCCGTCTCATTGCGCAGTAGCAGATATGACGACGCGAGCCGTGGCGGCTGCAACAGCACTTTGATGGCGTTGCCGATGGGCAACGATGTGATCAGGGCCACGCTCATGACGCAATGGTGGCGTCACGACACGCGACGTGACGGTAGAGTCAAGACATGGGGGAATTTCGTATCTCGGTCGATCTGTCAGCAGTCGCGGTTGCGGCTGGCAATATCGTCAATGAGACCGTCTTCCCGATGCTCGCTCAGGCAGTGCGCGCGGTTTCGCAGCAGACCGCCGCCAACTGGGCGGAGGCCGTGCAGCGCGCGAAGCTATGGAGCGGTGAGCGGGATC